ACCGCCGGTGTGCCGGGTGTCCGACGGCGAATGGGTCAGTGGCTGGGTGCGCTGGCACAGCGTCGCCGCCGGCAAGGCACGGCACTGGCGGGCGCCGAGTCTGAACGAGCAGGGCACACTGATCAGTTCCAGTGGCGAGGTAGCCCAAGGCACATTCATCCCTGGCCTTTATGGTAACGGCGGAGCGCCGCCGGACAATCGCGATCACGTCGAAGTCTGGCGTTTCGACGATGGCGGATCTCTGGTCTACGACTGGCAGACGAGCAGCTACACCATCAGCGTGCCAAGCGGTACGGTCACGATCAAGGTCGGATCAACCCAGGCCGAAGTCACTGACAATGCCATCGCCGTGAAGTCAGGAACGATCGATCTGGAGGGTGTTGTGAACATCAAAGGGCAGGTCAACATCGACGGCCCGCTGCACGCTACCCAAAGCATCACCAGCGATGCCGACATTCTGGCTGCCGGCGTAAGTGACAACCACCACAAGCATTAACTCGTCACTCATTCAGTCCGCCGCGTGCGGGCTTTTTCATGCCTGGAGTTCCCATGGCCAAACATCTAGATGAAACAACTGCGTCTGAGTCCACCCCCATCAGCCCAGTGCTGATGCCCATGACCGTGACCTTTCGCGACACGCTCTACACCTCGCGCACGGTTGTCCTGCCGGACGGCCGCACGCTCGCAGTGGCGAAGAACAAGGTCACGGTCGATAGCGCCGACGATGTGGCGATAAAAACGCTTAAAGCCCATGCCGAGTTCGAGCAACTCAAGGAGTAAACACGATGATCGGAATGGATCGCCACACCGGGCAACCCATCTCCGGCATTGAGCATTTACGCCAGTCCATCGGGGACATCCTCGGCACGCCATTGGTGAGCCGCCGTGAACGTCCGGAGTACGGCAGCAAACTGCGGCGCATGGTCGACCTTCCAGTCAACGAGGGTTGGAAAAGTGCCGTACAGGCTGAAGCGGCCCGGGCGCTGGGCCGGTGGGAGCCACGTTTGAAGCTGGAACGGGTGCGCGTGCTGTCCGTGCTGGGCGGCAAAATCAACATACAAGTCAGCGGCGAATACCTCGGTGTGCGCGGCACGTTGGAGGTGTGGGTATGAGTACCCTGGTGGATCTGTCGGAGCTGCCGGCACCGGACGTGCTGGAACCGCTGGATTTTGAAGAAGTGTATGGCGAAGCTCTCGACGTGTTTCGCGGCCACATGGGCGGGAACTGGACGGCCTCTCTGGAAAGTGATCCGGTGACCAAGCTGTTGGAGGTCGCCAGCTACATCAAGCTCGGCAACCGGGCACGGGTCAACGACGCGGCCAAATCGCAACTGCTGGCCTATGCGACGGGTGCCGATCTGGAGCACCTTGCGGCTAACGTCAATCTCAAGCGCCTGGTGATTCAACCTGCCGATCCGCTGGCGGTACCACCGGTCGAGGCGGTGATGGAATCACACGACGCGCTGCGCGAGCGTGTGCAATTGGCCTATGAGGGACTGACCACCGCAGGCCCGCGTAACAGCTACATCTTGCATGCGCGCAACGCGTCGGCGTTGGTGGCGGATGCCACGGCGGAAAGCCCATCACCTGCCTGTGTGGATGTCACGGTGTTGGGCCTTGAGGGTGATGGTACGGCCGTCCCTGAATTGTTGAAGCTGGTTGCCACGGCGGTCAATGACGACGACGTGCGCCCGGTGGGGGACCGCGTCACGGTGCGCGGTGCGCAGATCCTGCGCTACCGCGTCGACGCCGTGCTGCACATGAAAGGTACCGGACCGGAAAACGACGCTGCACTTTCCGAGGCGATCAAGCGGCTTGAGGCCTGGATCAATCCGCGCCGCCGATTGGGCGTCGAGGTGGCGCGCTCTGGCGTCGATGCGCAATTGCACGTTGCCGGTGTGGCTCGCGTGGAGCTGAAGGACTGGCTGGATCTCAAGCCGACCAAGGCGCAGGCGGCTTACTGCACCGGCTATTCCGTCGTGTTGGGAGGTTGATATGCGCAGTCTTTTGCCGCTCAACAGCACTCCCCTGGAACGGGGTATCGAGGCGACGTTCGCCGAAGACACGTTGATCCCGCTGCGCACCTTGTACAACCCCGACACCTGTCCAGTGCACCTGCTGCCACATCTGGCCTGGGCTTGGTCGGTCGACCGCTGGGATCCGGCGTGGTCTGAGTCGGTCAAGCGTGCCGCCATCAAGGCGTCGTTCTTTATCCACAAGCACAAGGGCACCATCGGTGCCTTGCGTCGAGTGGTCGAGCCGCTGGGCTACCTGATCGAGATCGTGGAATGGTTTAACACGATGCCGCAAGGCGTGCCGGGCACCTTCGCGCTGAAGGTGGGGGTGCTGGACACGGGCATCACCGAGGAAATGTATCTCGAACTCGAACGCCTGATCGACGACGCCAAGCCCGTCTCCCGGCACCTCACTGGGCTGGCAATCAGCCTTGAAACGCAAGGCAACCTTAATGTTGGCGTGAACCTGTACGACGGCGACGAACTCGAAATCTACCCACCTGAAATGCAGGTCATCGACATAACCGGAACCTTCGGCGTGGTCGGTCGCGAACACACCATAGACACTCTGGATATCTATTCATGATTGATGCGAACTCTAAGTTCTTCGCGATCCTGACGGACGTGGGGGCAGCTAAACTGGCAAACGCCAATGTCTTGGGCGTGCCGTGGAATATCACGGAAATGGGGCTGGGAGATGCAAACGGTGACGACCCGCAGCCCAGCGCCAAGCAAACTAAACTGATCAACGAGTGGCGCCGCCGGCCGTTGAATCAGCTCAAAATCGACCCGGTCAACCCGGCGGTGATCATCGCCGAGCAGGTCATTCCAGCCGATGAGGGCGGCCGCTGGATTCGCGAGGTCGGGTTGTACGACGCGGACGGCGATCTGGTGGCAGTTGCAAACTGTGCCCCAAGCTTCAAGCCGATCCTGTCGCAGGGTTCGGGTCGCACGCAGGTGGTGCGGATGAACCTGATCGTTTCCAGTACCGCGAACATCAGCCTCAAGATTGATCCTTCCGTGGTGCTGGCGACACGAGAATATGTCGATTCGCGCATTCTGGAAGAGCTGAGCAAGCTCGACATCAAGCAGTCGGTGCGCGCCGCCACCACAGCCAACATCAATCTTGTTGGTCTGCAGACGATTGACGGTCTCGCGCTCGCGGCCGGTGACCGGGTGCTGGTGAAAAATCAGGTGGCCGCCAAGGATAACGGGCCATATGTGGTGGCAGTGGGTGCCTGGTCACGAGCCAAGGATGCTGACAGCAACACCAAGGTAACGCCCAACCTGACAGTGGCGGTCGAGGCCGGTACTACGCAGGCTGACACGATCTGGCAACTGGTGACAGATGGGCCGATTGTCGTGGGCACCACCGCGCTAACATTCAAGGACATCACTGACGGCTTTGCCCGTTTGTTCTCGCCGAGTTTTGCAGGCAACCCAACGGTTCCGACGCCGGTGCAGTTTGATGTCAGCAAGTCGATTGTGAGCACCGAGTTTTTACGGCGTCGGGGTGTCGAGTTCTCTGGTTTCACCACGAACAGCGCCAGTTTGGTGATGTCCGCTGATCACGTCGGGGGAATTCACAGTTTCTCCAGCGTGGCCCAGCTGACGGCCACCTTGCCGCCGACTGCTGCCATTGCGCAGGCTGCGACGATCAAGGTGGTTTGCGCGGGGGCTGGTGGTTTGATTGTTGCTCCTGCGGCCGGTGACGCGGTGCTTACGTGCAGCGGGGTAACCGGCTCACTGGTGATGGCGTTGGGCGATACCGCCGAATTCATCCGCCTGCAGGGGCAATGGCGACTGGTTGGTGGCTCGGCGTCCATGAAGTACGCCGGCACGATGATCGGCGAGAATTTCTCAACGCGGGCTAGATTCGACAACTCTAAGGCATTCGCGACGACTGAGTTTGTACAGCGTGCGCTTGGCAATTATGCCGATGTGCTCAGCTTCACCGGAAACACCACGCTGACGCCTGAGGCGGTTGGGTGCATGGTGGCTGTTGGTGGGGGGGCTACCGCGACGGTGACCATGCCTGACGCCCTCTCTGTTCCGATTGGCGCCGTGATTACCTTGTTGGGAGGGGCGACGGGATTGTTGACGGTGCAGGCTAAAGCTGGTCAGGCGATCGTCACGCTGAACACGGTCATTGGTCCGATTCAGATGCAGCCAGCCGTATTGGGGGTGTTCAGGCGATTGAACGATGGCAGTGGCTGGATTCTTGAAGGGGGCGATGCCGCGCTTAAATATTCGCCGCATTTTGCCTGCTCGCTTGGAAGTACCGGATGGCGCAAGTTGCCCTCGGGGGAAATCGAGCAGTGGGGGCTGACAGGCGGGGCGGCGGCAGGCGCGGTAATGCCGATTACTTTTCCCTTAAAGTTTCCGACGGCCTGTCTGAATGTGCAGCTGACTTATGTCGACTCCGGCGTTCAAGCTCCTGCGTCTCGTGGCGGCCCGGTTCAGGTCGGTCTTTTTTCGCAGACGGGATTCAACTACTCGCACTCCGGCACTAACACGTCGGGGCCGCAGCATTTCTGGACGGCTAGAGGATTTTAAGGAGCGCCCATGTTTTACAGAGCCATCGAAAACGGATTCTATGATCCGGTTATTCATGACGTCATTCCGGTGGATGCGGTAGAAATCTCCGATAGCCTCTACTTCGAATTGCTCAAGGGGCAGGAGAGTGGAAAACGTATTGAGCCTGATCGTCAGGGCAATCCCAGGCTTGTCGACCCGCCACCTCTCGATGCGCAGACGCTTGCGGCTATTGAGCGCGCCTGGCGCGATGCGCAATTAGCGCTGACCGATCCGCCGGTGTCCCGGCATCGTGACGAAGTCGAGGAGGGCGGTTCAACTTCAATCACTGCTGAGCAGTATGCAGAGCTGCAGACCTACCGCCGGCAGTTGCGCAACTGGCCGCAAGGTTCGCAATTTCCGCTCGCCGAGCATCGCCCGTTAACACCGAGCTGGCTAGCCACGCAAATCACTTAAACGCCCCGCACTCAGGGGCGTTTTTCATTTCGCCAAACGTAACACCAATACCTTGAGCCTCGCACACACGCGGGGCTTTTTCGTTTCTGGAGAACGAGCCTTATGAGTTTCTTTCACGGCGTCACGACCACGGCGGTCGATACCGGCGCACGCACCATCTCGTTGCCGTCGTCCTCGATCATTGGACTGTGTGACACCTTCACCCCGGGCGTCATCGGTGGTGGGACGGCCAAGGCGGGTGAGCTAAAACTGATCACCACCGAACGTGAAGCCATCGCCGCCTTCG